ATATTTGTATTACTATCTCCAATTATATTTCCATTTGCATAAATGCTTCCACTTGAATTAATTATACCTGTTACAGTCAGACCTGCTAAAGCTTTAAAACTGTTGTGGATTCTTGTATCAGCAGCCCTTACTGACATTCTTACAACATTATTATCATCTGGCGATTGTATTTCTAACCTTCCACTATTACATATTATTTTAAAATCAGGATTTTCGTCATTATCAGTAAGAGTAATACTTGGACTTGCGTTTGATATTGTTAAATCTCCAGACATAGTAGTGTCACCAGCTACTTCAAGTCCTGTTCCGTTTATTAGTTTTAAATCTGTACTTGTAAGTCTTGCTCCAATATTATTAGAACCAGCTTTTCTTAATGCAAATTCAATTAATCCATCTTCTGTTCCAGAACTGGCATCATCAATCTTTCCAGTAAGTTTTGCATAAACTTCTTTACTACCATCATCACTTTCGCCAGTAAATTTAAGCTGTCCTAAATAATCTGCATCTGCTGGTGATGCACTATTTCTATAAAGCTCAATTATTGGAGAAGCAGAACTTCCAGCATCAGTTGATGTAAGTGTTAAATCGCCTGTTCCTGTTATATCTGATGTAAAAACTGGAGAAATTTTTGACCCTGCTATCGCTGCATTTGGATTAATTTCAGCGTTATAAATAGTTTCATTAATAATATGAGAATTGCCTACAGAATTATTAGCTAACTCATTAGCTGTTATAGAATCATTAGCTATTTGAGTCGCTGTTATGGAATCATTAGCTATTTTACTTCCAGCTATCGCTGCGTTTGAAGCTATATTTGCATTGTCAATTACTCCACTATCGATAGTAAAAGTTCCACCGCTATTGCTGACAGTTATATCGCCCTTATCTCCATCAGATATACCAGCCCCCCCACCAGATATTTCTGCTACCGTTCCATCGTCTTTTTTTGTAAATAATTTACCAGTATCGGTTCTTACCGCTACTTCTCCTACAACTAAATCACTAGCACTAGGATCGCTACCGCTTCCTCTCTTAAGTTTAATTGTGTTAGACATTGTTTAAAACTCCTTAGTAATTTAGCTTTAACTCAATATGTGCCTCCATCCAGGTCGAACCCACTAACTGATCCGTTTTCTAAAAATGTCACCAAATCAGAAAAGGCAACTTGTACCATTGTTCCGTTATCATTAACAACCATACGATCTGCTAAAGCAAGTGTTGTTGATGTAGCAGATGTTGACCCATCAGTACAGGTATTTAATTCTGTAGTGGTGGCGAGTAATCCATCAAGTTTGTTTATTTCAGCAGTAGTTACTGTCGCACCGTCTAATTTATTTAACTCTGCGGTTGTAACTGTCGCACCGTCTAGAACTTGAACTTCTGCTTGCGTTAAATCTGCTAAAGCGGTTGCTGTGCCAGCAGCCATTGTTGCAAGTTCGTCTAGCTGTGGGTCATAACTTTGAACGTCTGAACCGATGGCAACTCCAAGATTTGTTCTAGCATCACTTGCATTTGACGCTCCTGTACCCCCATGTGCCACTCCTATATCTGTACCACTCCAAACACCTGATGTGATAGTGCCGACTGAAGTTAAGCTAGATGCTAAAACTGTTGAACCAAGTCCTGTTTTCGATAAAACAACAGAACCATCAATACGGAAATTTTTAGATGCAACAAGCTCTAAATGCTCTGAAGATGTCCAAGAATCTGTTGCATTTAACCAGTTAAATGTATGATCCTGAGTTCCTTTTAAAGTAAGTCCACCACCGTTGGCTGTGGTATCAGTAGGTGAACTTACCTTACCTAATTCTATGTTTTTATCTGCAACATCAATTGTGCTACTAGAAATGGTAGTCGTAGTACCTTGAACTGTTAGATTTCCGACAACTGTTAAGTTTTGGTTTATTGAAAAAGATGGAATTGTAGCAGCACTTAAATCAATAGTTCCTGTAAAGGTTTTATTACCTGAGACTGTTTGGTTACCAGTTTTATCAACAAAAGCACCCGATCCAGCTATAGCTTTTATTGACGTTGCTGAACCTCCAGCCCCACCTGACCCGATACCAAGATATAAAGTATCATCAACTGCGTTATACGCTGGTTCTGTTTCCATCAAAGAAGATGGTGCTCCAGCAGCACCAGATGCTCTTCTTTTAAATCTTAAAGTGTTTGCCATGAGCTTAGTTTAGGTAAAGGCTAGTGGTAGCAATGGATTTCAAAAATTTCCTCCATCGGTCAATTCCAATGGAGTAACATCTGCGTCAGCCACATAGGAATCTACAGAAGCTTTATACCTAACTATACTCCCATCTACTCTATTTGTATCTATTAAATCTAAACCTTTTGCACCTTGAGCACCTGGAATGGCTACAGTAACTACTTTTGTTTTGGAATTAACCGTAATTTTTTTCTCAGGAGAATTAACTGTTATTTTTTTATTCATCTAGTGTACCCCTGTAATACCTTTATTTTACCTTTAACATAAGTTTCTTTTTCCCCTGTTCCGTTTGTTACAACAATGTCATAATACAATTCGTCTGGAAAGTTTACAGTTTGATCATCAGTTAAAGACAATTTGAATTTGCCATTGGCTCTATCTACAAACGCAACGACAAAATCAGCAAATTTATAATCCCTCTCCTCGTCCCAAGCTTGAGATGCAATAGAAAAACCAGATAAATCCATTGCAGTATAGCTTCCGTCAGATTGTTCATTTTCAAGATGATATTCTTGAACCCAATCAGTAGCTCTATAAATTTCTAAATTTTGCAAAGCTGGAGGTGAGGACATTTTGTTATGTTACAGGTGCTTCATTAGGAGCATCTTCTGTAGGAGGTTCAATTTTATTGTAAGCTAAAATTTCTCCATTTAACCCATCAAGTTGTTTTTCAATTGATCGACACTCAGCTTGCAACTGATTCCACTTTTCTACAAGTTCTTTGCCTTTTGATTGGGCTTCTGTTCTTAGTTCTGCAATAGATGACATGAATAAAAATAAATATATTTAAGCTTATTATATACCTAATTATTTAGATTTCCATTCTTTTTTACGTTTTAATTATATAAATCATTGCTACGTTATGTGGTCTTGATTCGTTATGACCATTGCTGTTTAAACTTAGTGACAAAGTTGAAGTAATTAAATGTCCAATGTTTCCAGAATTTTTTACCGCATTATTAGCAGCGACCAAACCACTATCATTATTTGCATAACCTACGTTGTAACTTTGACCAGAACCCAAAGTAATATTAACAGCACCATTATGCTGGTTTAAACGTATAGGTCTTATATTATGAGCATGATTTCCACCACTATTAGAAATGCTTGAACTTGCGACTGTATGAGTATGAGATAAATTAGCAGTATCTTGTGTAGAACCTCTTACCCGATTGGTGTCTTTATTTCTACCATGATCCCAACCTCGTATAAACTCACCTCTTAAATCAGGCAAGAAAAACTCCCCAGATGGGGGTGTTTGACCTTTGTTATATGTATTACCACATACAGCAGCTAAATCAGAATAGGTTGAACTAGAAACATGATCTCCATCGCACTCTAAATAACCACCAGGTATATCTGTCTCAGCACCAGCAAAAGGAAAAATTGTACCTGTTGGCACACCTTGTACTGCTTGAAACGATAAAACTCCATTTCCATTTGTAGTAAGCACCTCGTCAGCATTTCCATCATCTGAAGGGAGAGTTAAAGTAACATCAGAAGTTAAAGCTGGAGCCTGTAAACTTACGACATTAGAATTACCGCTATCTCTAAATTCTAATTTTTTGCCATCTTTTATTTCAATACCTGTTGTTTCTACATAAGCAATATCCTCTCCACCACAAGACAAACCTATTGTGTCTGAGGCTGGTTTATATAAACCTGTATTAGCATCATTTACTTGTATAGAGGGAGATGCTTTTGTACCAGCAGATGATTGCACATTACCTGTAAAAGTACCACCTGTTTTAGGTATCATACCTAAATTTGTTTCAAGATTTCCTAGAGTAATAAATGCTGCATTATCAGTATCACCTTTAATTTTTAAAACATCTACAGTACCAGAAGTGTCAATCCAAGTTTGATGTGCTTTTGCTACTGAAGGTGCAGAATCTCCAGAATTATTAGATTGCAAAGCTAATATGTTTTCATTCATATCAGCTAAAACATTAGCTCCTGTATCATTAGGTATTGGTAAATTTCCTGATGAAACTTGCATTAAACTGATTTCCCGAATCCTATTGCCGTAAAAGTAAAAGCTTTTGCTATACGACTGTTATTACCATCATATATCGAAATGCTAAAACTGGAAGAGGAACTTGAAGTTATTTTATAATACTCACCAGTGCTTGCAGCACTAAAGGTTACTCCAATAATAGGAGTACTTACAAAATTATTTGCAAAATTTACTGTTAAATCTGCATTAGCTAAAGTTGTACCACTTCCATTAATAGTTCTTCTTGTCATTTGAGATATAATTTTTAGGCCATAAACTGCTAATTGTGCAGTATTATCATTAGTTTCTAATTCTGCTTTAAATTCATATGCCCTTGCTTTAAATTCTGCGTTATTAAATGGCCTCCATGTTGAATAACTACAAGAAGGACTATTCTCATCAGAGACAAAGCTTGGATCATTAGGATTTTGCTGTGTTGTTCTTACATATAATTGAACATTATTATTTTCTGGAGTGTCACCAACAAAAGATGGTAAAGCAGCAATACCTGTAGTATTTAAAGGTGCTAATGGGTCAAAATCTAATCCAAGCGTATTCATTGTTGGAGCAGTTGGGAAAAAAGATCTTGATTTAATTTCTGACTTTAGTTTTACACTAAATACGGCTGTCAAATCTATAGGATTATTTGCAAAATAATAAGTACCACTTGTATGTAAAACACTTCCATTTGATTTCAAGACAAGCTCACCATTAACAACTTCAAGGTTTGAAGTATTAGGATTAGGTAAACCAGCAAACGTATTGTTTTCCGTCTGCGTATTTATATCAATAAGATCTTCTAAATCAGGTTCATCAAACTCTACTAATGCTGCATTAACACTCTGCCTACCACCAGAGTCAATAAACTTAGCAGAATATGTACCTTCTTTTAAATCAACATAAGCTTCTTTTGCAGTACCAGTAACATCCTCATGTATTGAGTTACTATTCGCCCAAGTCACACCTGATAGCAAAGGAGAATGCCTTAACCTAACTAGCCCCCCTACGACCACATCAAGTTCTGTACTTTGCGTCCATTGCAATCTTGCAAGTCCATTAGTAGGAATCATTGTAAGATTTTGTACTTGACCTGGAGCAGCAGTCTTTCCAGCTAAATTTACTTCGTGTAATGCAATACCACTTGATTTACCTAGATAGTTAACTGCTTGTACTTGTACTTGTAATCGCCCTGCTCTTAACGCTCCAAAGTTACCACCTTGACGTAAAGTCACTGAAGTTGCAGCGGTTGATATTGTAGCCCAGTTATCATTGTCAACTCTATATGTAACTAAAAACTCAGTTACTCTACGTTTGTTATGTTGCCATGAAATATCACATCCAACAAAAACACCTTGACCATCAGAATACAAAAATTCATTATCTGAAAAGTTAGTTGGTTTATCAGGTATTGTGGTTAAATCAGTTACTGGACGTACTGTTATAGGCTCTCCTAAATCAACAGCGTTATATAAACTATTGTTGTATTTTAAAGCTACAACCTTGAAAGTAACTCCATCGTCTTTTACATCTATTACTCTATATTGTTGTGCTGGAACTCCACTATTTTCTAGTAAGTAAACAGTTTGTGCTGCTGGTGCTTCACTAAAACTTTGTCCAGCAGCTAAATTAATAGTTCTATTTGAATAATCAATAGTACTAACTGTTTTTTTCTCTAAAAGACCAGTAGATAAAATTACTGATATTGTAAAATTACTTCCAGATTGATTAATATCACTACTATTATCAATTTTTATTGCTGTAGTTGTACTTCCACTTGATACAAAACCTGTGTGTCTATAACCTGTTTTATGTTTATCTGCTATATCAATAACCATACCAGGCATTAGAATCATGCCGCTATTTATAGGCACGGAAAATGATACTGTTTCCGTGGCAAATTGTTCTGTTTTTAAAGTCCATAACCCTAACCTATGAGCTTGACCTTGTGAATATGTACCTATACTTTTTATTTGCTTATTAATAATTCCATATTTACTAACAGAATCTACATCTTCAATATATTCAAAATCTACTTCTCCAAGTTTTTGATAATCTTGGTAAGCAACAGTTACTGTTGTATGTCTTGATTGTTGTGAAGTACCAGTATATTCAAAAAAACCTTCTACAACCGTTGCATTTCCAATTAAATATCTACTTGTTTCTGGTTTGTCTTGAAATAAGCTAAATATTCCAGCACCGTAAAAACTTTGACCCCTAAAAATACTAGTAAAATCTTTTATTGCATCATGTATTTGTTTTCTAGTATTAATCAGTATATTCACTAACATTCTTGGTTCTTGTCCAGTTCCACCTTTTTGGTCAGGGACTAATTCATTGCAATATTGTGATATGGCAAAAAATTCAAATTTTTGTAAAGTGTTTGGATTTACAGAACATCCGTACCTAGTGTTTGTTAATAAGTTGTAAAAACACCAGGCTGGATCTGCACACCATGTTGCAGTACCAAACGTACCATCCCAAACACCTGTATATGTAACTCTGCCTATATAACCAATACCATCCGTTATAGTTTCTGTTGCTCCTGTAGCTACTACATATCTCTGAGTTTCTGAAATGTCTACTTTTGCATTATTTGGCAATTGTACTTTTATACCTCTAATTAAATATTTTCTTCTTGGAATACTAGAAAACTGTCTTGAATCAAAACGTAAAAATGCTAATGCACTATTTGGATAACGTAATTTAGAATCTATTATTTCAGTTGCACCACCTACAAATGTTTTACTAAAAAACTTTTCAGTACCTCCTGTAGGGTCATCACGGCTAATTCTTACGACTCTTATCTGGGCTTGATTACTAAAACTAGAAAGGCTAAACACATAATCTTTTTTATATTGAGTAGAAGTCTTACCTTTTATTTCTGTCCAATATCCATTGTTTTCATCATGATTTGCATTTCTTGAAAATACAGAATTGTTATAACCAGCACCATCATAATTAACTTGTATATTGAATTTTACTGCGTAACCAACAATGTCTCCATCATCTTCAACCCTACGCAAATTAGGAATCATCATTGTTACCCTAACCCTATTTACATTGGTATTAGTAACTGTGAAAACAAATGCATTATTCTCATTAGAAGTATACGGATTATTCCCTGCTGTAATTTCTACATTATTAATATCAGTTCTTTCAGTACCTAATTCGCTTGTAGGTATGTAGTTTTGTGTTTGAGTACCTTTTCTAAATGCACTTGTAAAACCATTAAAATTATTAGTTCCATCTGGATTTTGTATTCGAGTTCCGTTAAGAAAAATAGATTGTAAACCCCCACTGTTTATATCACCTGTATCTAATCCTTCTATCTCTCCCTCGGAAAGCAAATCAATTACTTGACCAAATTGAATACTAGATAAAGAATCATCAGCTTCAACAGGAGTATGTTGATTGCCACCTTTACCACTACCACTACCTCTTAAATACTGTTTATATTCTTTCATTAAATTGCCACCTCATCTGTATCAAGACCTGTTGAAATTATGACACTTCCAACAAAAGCACGACCATAACAAATTGGAATTGGAGTGCCCTGGTTATCAACATTAGAAAGCCCTGACAAGGCACTACTTTCTAATAAATTTGGTTCAGTTGGTAACTCTGGTTGTGGAGATAACATTTCAGCAGCACCTGATAGCATCAGCAAACCTCCAAATTGTTTTAAAGCAGTAGCAACATTGATTGCATTTTTAGTTAAACCAAAAGTCCCAATAAACGAATTTGCTCCAACACCTAAAGCTCCTAACCCAAACAATGCAGCACCCATTAAAAACCTTCCAAAACCACGACCAGCACCTTGTACTACTGGACGGATACTAAATACATCTTTATAACTCCAAGGATTTAATAAGTCTTTTATATTATCTTCTTGTATAATTTCCTTCCCAAGTTTTACGTCATAAACAATTCCATTTTTTTCAGAATCAATCAAAAACTTATCTAAACCTTTGAAATTTGCACACAAAGCTTGTATTGCTTCTGCTGGAGTTGATACATCAAAGTTAAAAACTCCTTGTCCTACATATTTTTTTAATGCACCATAAACCTTAACAGTTTTCATGTTTTAACACCTTTGATGTATTAATTAAATAATAACCATCATATAGATCAATGCCTGATAATCTTCCTTGAACATGATGTAAAATTTTATTATTATCTTCATTTTCTTTTCCAATATATATTGCTGCATGATTAGCTTTATTGCTTTCTAGATTTATTAAAATTACACACCCATAACTTATATCTTTTAATGGTATTTCTTTAAAACCTTCTTTTCCAAAATTATCCATATACAAATTTTCATCACCATCCCACCATTTATCTCTTCTGTAATAGTCATATAATTCAATATTAAATTCTCTTTTATAGAAATCTCGAACAAGACTATAACAATCTACAACTCCATGATTAAACTCTCTTCCTATATAACCTAATTCAAATCCACTTGGTTCATAATAACCCCACGTTTCTAATTTAGGATTAACAATATACCAAGGCAAATCACTTTTTTCGCAAGAAACTTTATCTGCTGGAGATGGATCTGGATGTGTCGTAGGGTGAGAATGAATCAGTCCAATAATAGGAGCTTTTTTCTCAGCTTCTTCATATGAATCAGGATCTAAAACAAAATGTTCATCTGGAGTTTGTGCAATGTTATTACATTTAAAATATCTTTGTTTACCTTTTATAACTTGTACTAACCCAACACTTTCTTTAGGATATTCATCTTTAGCATGATCTAAAGCTTGTTTCTTTACTAAGTCTGTGAGTTCTAGCATTATTGTGATCTACCAGCAGTTGGAAAAGCTCCAAACGGTAATTGTGCATTTTCTCCAAATCTTGCTTTACAACTTGTAAGTCTTTTCCCACAAACATCATCAGCAAGAGAACTAACACTATTATTATTCTTATCAAAATAATTACTACCTGTATAAGAACACTCAGAACTTCTATAACCCCACTGACAACAATTACCAATTAATTGTCTTTTTGGAACTTGTGCATTAGGTCTATCTAATTCTGTACTTAACTCAAATGTAACTGTATTCATATTTTCTGAAGCTTTACGGTCAACTATCCAAATCTCATAAGGTAAAAATGCAGAACTATCTGCATCAGATTCACCATCTAAGAATTTTTTCATTGTTAATATTCTTCTTACTTGAGCACCACCTAAATCATTACCACTGTTAAAAGCGTTTACGTCATTTAATAACAAAGTTAATGTTTGTTCAATATTAGCTACAGTTAAAGTAGGTCTTGGTGAAGCACCATTAGATTTGCGTTCAAAACCTGTAGCTTCTATAGGTATTCTGCTATAAGTTAACCCACCAAAAGTAACATTACCAGTACGATTTTCATTGCAACCATTATGCCATCTAATAGGAGTTGATGTATTATGTAAAGCCTGTACAGGATGCAATTCAAATAATTCAATATATGCTGACGGTTCTAATGTATTTGTTGAGCTAAATGTTGAACTGATAGCAGTCCAAACAACAGTATTATCAACAACTGTACCTCCTAATTTAGTAGGCCATTCTGGCTCAGAACTACCAGTTGTCCCTGCTGTTGTACATTTAAAATGAAACCCAGAATATTGTTTAGTCCCTGCCTGTACAATATTCCCTAAAGAAATATTTGCATTAGCCCCCCAAGGAGAAGGAGATGTCATGGAAGTACAACCTCCTCAAATGTAGCTTTTATAGTTGCTAAATTTGAATAAGGCATAGTTTTACTCCATGTTTTACATCTGTATTTAGATGTGTAAGATTCATTAGGTGGAGTCCATTCAAATGCTTCTGTTCCTTCTCTTGCATTTAAAAAGTTTTCTATAGTATCAGATTGTGCTTCAGTAATATTAGAAAAAGTTAAATCCCAAGTTTTTAAATCTTGATTTAACCCAAACTTAGCAGCTACAACATACCCATCTCCTAGTTGCACCTCTCTAAATTTTGGAGTTGATTTTTTTACAACACCATAATCAGGAGGGATATTAACTGAAGTATTCCAACTAGCCATGTAGTAAACCTCCTGGTCGTTGTTCCATTATTAACTGTTGTTGTATAGCAGCAGCAATAGCTTCTCCTAACTGTTTACTTTCAGACATATTGCCTTCAACAGTAGTGCTATCTGCATTAACAGTTACATTAACAATATTACTTCCCCCTCCTGATGCTTCAACTCCTAACTTTCCATCTCGCCCACGTTTTAAAGGCATAATAGCTTCTGGATAACCAGCTTCAGCCATCAACCCAACACCGCCATTGGCAAAACCAAAAATGGTGGGCTTTGAGACTACGCCCCCCTTGGCGAAAGGTACAATTCCATTTTTAGCATAAACATTTCCTAGAGCATCTTTAGTATCAAAACCAGGTAAACCAAATGCTTTTCCTAATGGTGCAATAATTGCTGATCTTATAGCAATACGAGTTAAATCAGCAATTACAGATCTTGCAAAATCAGCAAAATTTAATTTGCCTGTCATTACAAATTCTGTTAATGCATCTTCCATCCCTTGGAATGCATTGACTGTTGCTTCTTGTATTTGAGTAGTAACATCTTGAATTTTTGCAGCGTAAGATTCTAAAGGTGATTTTGCTGCTTCTCCAGATGCTTTTAGTTGTTCAAATATTTTTGCTAATTCATCTCCAAGTTCTGTATTCTTAGCCCTAAAAGCTTCAATGGCAGCAGTAAGAGTATCATATTCATTTCTAAGATTAGCAATTCTTTGGCTTTGATCTCTTTTGCCGTCTTCTAATCTTTTAATTTCTTTTTGTATTTCTAAACGTCTTTTAAATGCTTTATTTACAAGTTCTTCTCCCCCTGCACCATCTGATAAATCTTTTGCCATTCTTGCACTAGCTGTCGATAATCTATTGATTGCAATAACAGCAGCAGTAATACCAGAAGCTAACGCAACGTAAGGATTAGCTAAAGCTGCTAAGTTTGCTTTTATCTGAGCAATAGTCATTGCTCTTAAAGCAATCGTCATTTTAACTACTGCTGCAATTGCTGCACCTATTTTCTGACCTGCAAGAGCAAGAGTGAAACCTTTTGCTTTTAATGCTGCTACTCCATAAGCTGTACCAACAACTGCTAAAACAGATGCTAATTCATGTCCATTATCAACAATTCCTTTAATAGCTACTCCAATTACTTTGGTTCCAGCAGCTAACCCTCTAGCAAGATCTCCAAATCCAGCAGCTATAGCTTTTAAAGCTGGAACTAAAGCAGACATTAAATTAATACCTGCTTCTTGGAACTCAGCACCAATCTCTTTCAAATCATTACCTAAAGCAAGTCTTAACTCGTTAAAGGCAACCTGACTTCTAGCTCCAGCTTCTTCCGCTGATGCACCAATCTCTTTTGAAACTTCAATATATTCTTCTCCTAAAGCAATTACAAACTTTTCTAACTGTGCAAGACCTACTGTTCCATTCTTCAAAGATTTCTGTAGTTCTTGGGTGGTCATGTCGTTTGCATCAGCAAACTTTGTCACGGCTGCTGGAAATCTTTCACCGAGTTGCCCGGAAAGCTCTTCAGCCGACACACGCCCTTTTGAGTATATCTGGACTAAAGCGGTTATTGCAGCCTTTGCGTCCTCTGTACCACCAGCCGTACCTTTAATAGCTGCCAAGACGTTAGTAAAAGCTCTGGTTGCATTGGTGACATTACCACCAGCACCTATAACCGCAGCACCTAATCTTGTCATTCCTCGAATTGCAAGTTCTTGTGGAATGTTGAAGTCTTTAGTTACTTGCGTTGATGCTCGTAATGCTTGGTTGTAAGCTCGCAAAGAAGCTGTTGCATTAACAGTTCCATCCTCATTTTTAACTTCAGTAGCTTTTTCCAAAGCAATTTTACTCTTAGCTATACCTGATGCATATTGAGCAGATCCTGATACAAACTGTGCTGCTGGACTTATTAGCTGACTACCAATCAAACCTCCAGTTATTGCACCTTGCTGTAAATTTCCTCCTGGTCTTATAGCTTCTACTCCTAATCCAGCTAAACCTCCAGCTAACCCTGCTCCTCCCCCAACAAATGTTGCTCCTAATAATCCTTGAGCAGCACCTAATATATTTTTACCGCTAAATTTAGTTAAAGAATTTAATCTAGTTTCAAGTGCCTGTATGTCTTTGGTGAGTTGCTTGAACTTCTGGCTACCAATATCAACACCATTTCTAAGAGTTTCTAATGCTGCTCTTTGTGCATTAAGAGCATTAACATTATTACCACCAGCTTGAGCAGCACCTAATATATCTTGCCTTACCTGAGAAACAGATTGACCTAATCTTTGGAATTTTGCATCTACTTGAGCTAAACCTATCTGTTGTATTTGTTCTGCTAAACCACTTATAGGTCTTAGTTGTGCGTCAGCACTACCTAAGAACGCACGACCACTAGCAGCTAAATTCGCTCTAGAAGTAATCTCATCTGCATCTTGAGAAAAAGCTTTAAAGCCAGAGTCTACTCTTCCAGCACGTTGTGCTTGAATATTGAGACGCATTCTTTCTATACCTTTTCCTTGCAGACGAGATATAGCTGTTCCAAGTTCTTTATAAGCAACAGTAGCTTTTCCTACACGAGATTGTATTTCTTTAAGTGCAGTTATTTGACCTTTTATTGCTTTAGTACTTAGTTTGGTATTGCCATGTACTTTGGTTATTTCTTTTATAACCTTTTCAAGCTGTGGTCTTGTAAGTTTTAATGTACTTTTAAAATCTTTAAAAGCTGTTTGTACAGCTTTTATATCTCCTAAACCTTTTACATCTAACTTAATTTGTACATTTTCAATATTTTCAGCCATTATTTTTTGACCTCTTTATTCAATTCTTTAAGAGCAGCAAACTCCATAATCTTTAAGCCTTCCAACATTTCTTTTTTATCCTCGACTTGGTAAAGATCAAAGAGTCCTCCTTGTAATAATAATACCTCATATTTTAATCCTACATAGCCTCCAAAAGAAGTAGACCATTGTGTACTCATTCTAAGAAACATTTGAACAATATCCCAATTAATATCCCATACTTCATAATCATTATTATTTTCTTCTTTCTTGGGCAATTTTGATTCAGCTACTCCTAATTTTTTTAAAAGGTCAACTGATGTATCAATTACTTCTTTGCCACCGCCAGCCCAATGAACAGCAGCACCTTCTAGTTTTTTGCTTGTGCATTCCCATAAAACTCTCTATATCCATTAGATATAGCTGCAACCATATCAGCATCTTCTGCAATTTCTGCTAATTCTTTATCACAGAAAGGTATATCCTTTCCATCTTCATCGGTGTAATCAATCCAACCAGCAACAATCATCTTTAACATTTCAACAGGTTCTAAATCTACTGCGTCATCTTCAAACTTTACAAGTTCTGAAGTTTTTAATCTAATAAATTTAACAGTAAAAGTAGTTGACTCAAACTCTCCTATGTTAGTTTCAGAAGGTTTAGAAACTTCTACAGGCCAAGGATAGACAGCAAGTTTTCTTTTAATAAATGCCATAAAAATAATAAACAGATATATACTTTCTTATTCTAACTACTTAGTCAACAAAAATTAAGTGTAAATTAGCGAAAATTCATCGTTCCCGGAAGCACTTGGAACTAATGTAAAAGGAATTTCCATTGTTAAAATTCCATCAGAATCTCCATAACTAATATCACCAAGATCTGCTCTAGAAGAACTAAGTTGTACTTTATTGCCAGCAGTAGTTCCATGTAAGAACGATAAAGCTCCTAATGTGCCATCTGTCTGTGCAGCAGTAAAGAAATCTTTAACGCTTGGCTTTACAGCATCAATAACAACTGAACCATTTGTTGCTCTATCAGTAAGTAAAACTTCTTTAGTACTTGTACTACCAATTACTTCTCTATAAACAATACTGTTACCCAAATCCATTGATAATGAATTTAAACCAGCCTGATGTCCATGAATACTAAAACCAGATGTGTTACCAGCTTTAAATAATAATGGTGTTGGTTGATGGTTATAAGTCGGAGTACTTAATGAGTTTAAATCAATTGGAGTTTCATAAATTCCAGTAAAAGTAAAGTTCAGCTTTGGAATTTCTCCAACCGCTGCTTCTAATGCAACACTTCCTCGACAGCCTCGAATTTTA